ACGATAGATAATTTTTAACGTATAAACAACAATGTCGCAATTAAGTGAACTTTTTGAAAAGGCTCGACAGGCTCACCAAATAGGTGACCACCACCCTAATAAACCATGGGTTTGGACAGAGTACAAGCCAGGAAAATTTGACTGGCGTGGAGAGAATACTAAACAGGGTAAAGAGGCCATAGCTCAGCGTCAGGCTGCAGGAGGTAGCAGTGGAGGAGGTGCAGCACCGCAACCTGCTGCTCAGGCAGATACAACTCAGCAACCTGCGAATCCTGCCCAAACGGCTCAACCGCAAGCTACAGCTCAACCTGCAGCAAAACCAGCTAAGACTCCCAGTGTGAGCGGTGGTTATCATCCTGCAAAGCCAAAGATAAAATATGCAGGTGCACCTAAGTTTACACCAAAGGTTCCTGACAGTTGGAAGTCTATAATGAGTGACGGTAAGATGCATAATTTTACCGCACAACAACAGTATGACTCACTGAACAAACGTTCTGACGATGACGTTCTGAAGGTACTTAACAATACCAAGAATAAGAAGTGGTGGATGCGTCAGATAGCTTACGATATCGCTGCTTCAAGAGGTATCCCTGAAGATAAAATTGATACAAGCGGAACGCTTGAGGACGAATGGGATACTGAGAGTTTCCGTCAAAGTGAACTCAATGATGACTCCAACGACGCTAATAGTGACGAGAACGGTGGTCGTGCCATTGAGACTTCACCTTGGCTTGAGGGGGTAGATACTGAAAAGATTGATGCTCTATTCCCCGACAATGACCCAGGATGGGATGACCCGACCGATAAGCGTATTCGCTCATCATTCAATTTGGATACTATCGCAGGACGTCAAAAGTACGACGCATATAGAGACTACAAGCGTCAAAGCAGTGAACTGTACGATACTCCAGTTGAGCAGTTGAATAACCTTAAAGTTGCTTTTGACGCTTTCCTGAATGATGACGCAGGACCACTGTTTATTTCTACTGGCGGTGCAGGTATCGGTAAGACGTTTAACTTTAAGCGTATGTGTAAAGTGAACCATATGCAAGAGGGTATGGACTGGGTACAGGGTAGTGACCCAACGTCGCCTAAGGAATTCCAAAAATTCCTAAAAGAGCATAATGGTAAAACTATCTTGTATGATGATGCTGATAAGGTTATTACCACAGGTGATAAGCAAATCATCGCCATGATGAAGAAGATTAACGATACCGACCCAGACGCTCGTGTATTCAAAGACCCTGACGACCCAACACAGACTATCAAGTGGACAGGCAAGATGTGCATTCTTTCCAATAAGAACTTGAATGACATTATCGACTCCAACGGTGAAGACTCAAAGGCTATATTCAGCCGTGCTACAACGAGCGATATTAAGTTGAGCGTGAGGGAAACGCTTGACTTGCTTGCTGACCGCTATAAGACCATGGGTATCAAATCAATTGATAATATGCCAAAGGCTCAGGGTGATAAACTCCGTAAAGACGTTTACCACTATATTCTTGCTCACCAGGACCGTATCGAACCTAAGTCGTTTACTGTACGCAAGTTCGGTAAGCTATGTGAGGCTGCCCAGCAGCAATGGCAGCGTGCTCAAAAGGCGAAACTTGACCCGAAGTACGCTAAGGAAGTAGGTGGCGCAGGACGTGGTTGGCAGCGTGAAGTACTCGCCGAACTTTCTAAAGGTTTTGTTAACGATATTGATATTGAGAAAGCTGAGGAAGTAAATCCTGTCAACGGCTACATTGATGAATTCCATAAGAAAATTGAGGAACGTAAAAAGAAACTTCTCAAGAACAAGAAGTATAAGAAAGTATTTGACTTGGAAGGAGTAGGCGATGAGGATGGTAGTCCTTCAGATGACGATAGTGTAAATGACGAGGACGATACTCAGGAGGCAGAAAAGGCTCTTGACTTTGGCGAACTTACACTTCAGGAAGCAGAAGATATTCTTTTCAAGTAGGCTATGAAGCAAGATAAATTATTCAAGGCACTGCAGGCTATCTCCCTTGGTTACTCTAAGGGAGTAGTTCCTGCAGATACTTTGCTTGCTGCTTGCGATAGTTATAAGAAACGCAGTAATTTCAAAGACGATTTACTGTACCAAATGAAAGTTTCTAAGTCGTTATTTGATATGTTAAATGGCGTGCCGCAAGACCCTGAGATAGTTAAGGCTATTGCTCCTGGTCAGACTAAGATGGTCGACGGCATAATGTACGTTTATACGGCCACTCCTAACGCAAAGACCCAATATGATTGGCGTGTAATGCCAAAGGGTGGTAAGCAGGCTGTTGGACGTGGAAGTAAGATAACGGCTCAACAAGCAGTAGCAAAGCAAAAGTTTGTTAACGAACTATTCCCTAAAGACCTTTCAACGCTCAAAGTGGTAAAGCAACTTGGCGGCTCGACAGGTGCTAAACTCGTTCAGGACGCTCAGGGTAATCAGTACGTTATGAAACGAGGTACGAATACCAACAATGAGCACGTTGATAATGAGTATCTCGCTAATCAGCTATATGGCGTCCTTGGGGTACGTACTCCTGATTATGAACTCTACGACGATAACGGTACAAGTGTATTGTTAAGTAAGTATATCCCAATGTGTCGCGACCCAAAGCCATCTGACTACGGTGAGATGGTAAAAGGTTTCATGGCGGACGTGCTGCTTGCTAACTGGGATGTTTATCAGAATGATAACTGTCTTATTGACCCAAGAGGTAGGGTACTCCGTGTAGATAACGGAGGCACTATGGACTTCAAGGCAAGAGGTAGCAAGAAAGGAAGTAGTGGTTGGAATGACGATGCGTCAACTACGTATCGGTCTATGCTCAAGTATAACAGCGGACTACAAGCCTATCTGACGGACGATGCTATAATCGCTCAGGTGGACGATATTACGGCACACAAGCAAGATATAATTAACTATTTACAACAAAGCGGTAAAGGTCAACTGGCCACTCTTATGGGTAAGCGAATTGACTCGCTGCAAAAGGTTAAGAATGACGCTGAGGGTCGTAAAGCCTTAATGAGTCGCAAGGTCGTGCCTCGTAAACTCAAAACGGCAAAGGTAATGTACCGTGAGCTTGACGATAAAGAAAAAGACGACCTTTGGGCAGGTTCTAAGGCAGGTTCAACAGCGTCAGCTTACGATAAACTTCATCATACAGAAAACGGTATAGGTTGGTCAATGCTTGCCGACATATGTCATGAACGTGGTTTTGATGCTCGTCCTCGTATGGTCAGCGAACAAGAGTTCTGGAAGTTACAAAGCAATGCTAAACACCCTATGATGCTACGTGGATTGCATAACAGCGGTTCTATCGATGAAGCAAAGAATATAGGTAGTTTTGGCTATGAAGACACTTGTTTCTACGGTACTCAGGCAGCTTGGGGACAGGGTATCTATGCTCACGTAAACGACGGTAATAGTCATGCAACTGGACAAGGCGACTATCGCTCGCAGAGTATATTTAGGGACGCTCGTGACTATGCACAGGATGGCTACGGTCACGGTGAAATTGTTAAGTTACTTTTCGAGGATGACGTTCGTATTGTAAATTACGATGACATACCTAAACTTGCCGCTGCCGACCCACCTAACAAATCTCTGATGTCGCCTAAGTTCAAGGCTTTACAAAAACAAAAGGCTAATATTGAGTCAGAGATTAACGACTTAAATAATAAGATAACAACCGCAACGGTTAATATCGAGTCAGACATCAAAAAGCGTATGCACTATGACCAAGCCTCAATAGACGCTTTTGATACTTATAACGATAATATTGACTGGGGTGCTAAACAACTCAACGGAGACCCTGATATACCATCATATAAGGACTTTGTAGAGGGTGAAATGACTAAGCTGGTAAAGGCTAATGGTGGTGACGTAAAGTTAGAGGACGGACTTGCTACGTTTACGCTACCAAACTCAAGCGAAGAGTATATGGTATCGGACTATGAGTATTCTTCGCCAGCAGCTATCAAAAACCGAGGCAACCTAATCCCAGTGTACAACGTGCAAGTTACTTTCTTCCGTGAATGGTTCGACCGTGCCCATACAAATCGGGTAGAGAGAGCAATTAACAAGGCTAAGGACGAAGCAAAGAGCCTTGTGCAGAAGTATAAGGATGACCTGAACGCTAAACAGCAAGAATTCAATGATACGGTTAATAAGATAAACAGCATGAAAGCAAAAGCGAAGGTTAATCCTGATGACTCGCTTGACGCTGCTTTGTATGACAGTATAGTAAATAAGAATTCGGATAGCGAGCGAGGCATTTGGGCTGCGCTGCACGGCTATGATGTTCTGATAAAGAATGACGGTAACCACTCAGGGCATAGCTTTGCCGTAATTCTTAACCGAAGCAAGGTTATTTGTAGTCAAACATACGATAGAGTATAACAGTATGGAAAACGAAGGAAAAATAATACTCGACAAGGCGGCAGGCAAGGCAGACCGTTACATACGTACCCAACGACCGAGCCGTCTATTGCCTTTTCAGGGAACGTTTCCGTTGTTAAAAGATTATGACGTAAGCGGTTACAAGGCTGAAATTGATGCTCATCCTTATCTGGAGCAATGTTCCGATTGGGTACAAAGTATTGTTAAAGCAGGTAGTTATATTTACGAAGTTGAAGATAGTTTCCGTCAATACCTTAACAATATAGGTATCAAAGAACAAGACTTCATCGGTATGAAGTCAAGTGAAAAGGCTGACATTCTGGTTAAGTTTATGTCGAAGGAAGGCATTACCTTTGACCAATTAAAGATAAAAGTAAAACAACGAAATAGTTAATTATGGACATTAACGATATAAGAAAACGTCGTGTGCTGATAAACCGTCAAATCTCTAAGGGTTTTAACGATAATTTTAGTCAGGAGAATATCAGCAAAGCATACGACGATGAGTTCAATAAAGCTCATCAGGTAGGCGATATTCACCCGAATGGAAAGTGGGTATGGACTGAGATTAAGCCTGGCAAATTCGATTGGCGTGTAATCAAGAAGAGCAAAGGTTCTACTTCTGGCTCTAAGGTTTCCTCTGCGGCTACGATGTCAGTTAATGGGGGGCAGAGTAATGTAGCAACCAAGGTAAAGGATATACGTGAAGCCATAGTAAAACTTAACATCCCAAGAGCCGGAAAGACTGTTGAAACAACAATCGACGGTGTAAAAGTAGAAATCCGCCATAATAAGGCGACGTACACATGGCCAGCAAATATTAGTTTGAAGGTTGGTTCAGAAGTAAAGCTCTTTAGCTACGGCGGTAATTCAGCATTAGCAAAATACAGAGATAAGAATGAAGCTGCCGACAACATGTTTGCTGAACTGAATAAATTATTGTTGAAGAAATACGAAGTTAAGCCGCAACGACAAAGAATATCTTAGCAAACAGAAGTAATGGAACGTAATATTCAACATCAACGGCTTTCAGTTATTAACAATATACAGAAAGCCTTCAATAAGACAGACTTTAGCACAAAGGAACGTAAGAGTTTGTCAAAGAAAGGTGAAGCCTTACCAGACGGTAGCTTTCCAATCCGCAACAGTCAGGATTTAAAGGATGCCATAAAAAGTTACGGTAGAGCGAAAGACCCTGATAAAGCGAAACGTTGGATTAAACGTCGAGCAAAAGAACTAAAACTTGAGAAACTTTTACCTAACGGTTGGAAGAAGTAACAAGGCAATAAGTCATTACCAATTATAAAGGTTGTCATAGACGCAAATTCTATGACAACTTTTTTCGTTTAAGCAATGGCAGGAAGATTTAAGTTTTATTGCCCAACAGAAATATATAAAGGTAAAATCGACGAGAAGACAGGCGAAGAAGAAATGCTACTCGGCGGTATTGCATCAACGGCAGATAAAGACGCTGATGATGAATATCTTGACCCGAAAGGCTTTGACCTTGGTCCGTTTATGAAGACAGGTTTGGTTAATTGGCATCATCAAGCAAAGACTTCCCCTGAAACTATTGTCGGCGAACCTACCAAGGCAGAAATCCGCAAAGACGGATTATATATAGAAACCAAGTTATATCCTTCGAGCCCAGTAGCAAGAAATATTTACCAACTGGCTCAAACACTCGAAAAGGACTCCAAAACACGTCATTTAGGTTACTCAATAGAGGGTAGAGTGCTGAGCCGTAAGAGCAATAATCCTGCTGACCCAGACTATAATAAGATTGATAAGGCAGTTATCACAGGTGTAGCGATAACGTATATGCCTAAAAATCCTAAGACCTTTGCAAATATTATCAAAGGTGAATTTGATGAGTTAAACGACGAGGAAGATGAGGAGCGGGAAGATAAAAAGGAAGAAAAAGACCTTAATACCGAAGACGCTGCAGCATTGAAACGAGAACATGTTGACAGTAAACTAAAGAACTTAGAATTTGGTAAAGCAGAGGTTTTTGATTTTATCTTCCGTACCAACCCAAATATAGAGATAGAAAAAGCAAAACAAATTTTTAGTTTAATTCAAAATGTAGCTACAATGAAAAAGAATTCAACAGTCATAACGGAGGACGACATCATTAAGGCTTATGATGCACTCGGCTTAGACTCATCGCAGCTTGACATTACTAAGGGGGACGATACCGATGAGGAAGAAACCGCTCCCGAGGATGATGAGGAGTACGACGAGGATGACGATGACAAGGGTAGCAAAGTAAAGAAAGGTGGTGACCCCGACGAGGATGACGATGAGGAAACTGAGGACGAGGACACCGACGAAGACGACGATGATGACGAGGACACCGAAAAGAAAGGCGGTTGCGTTAAGAAAGGCGGCATCTTCGACCACTTTAACGCTATCGAGAAGGCAATCGCTACATCACACGTTCAGCAAAGCCAGTTCATTAAGGCTTGCGGAGTACTGATTAAGGCGAACTCTGACGACCTGCAAAAGGCTATTGACGCTCTTGAACTCGCTAACAACCAAATCAGCGAGCAAAAAGACCTTATCAAAGCTCAGGATGAAAACATCGCTGCTCTTCAGGCTCAGCTTGATGAGTTCGGTTCTGCACCTACTGCACCTCGTGCTGTACGCCATGCGGCTGCTCGTCCCGTTGAACGTACCTTTGGTAAAGGCGGTGAGGACGAGCTCAATCCTGAAGCACCTGCCGACGGTTTGACTCATATTAGCATCCTTAATAAGGCTGCTGTTGATGAGGTGCTTGATGCTGCAACATTCCACAACGGAGGTTACGATGAAATGTTTAGTAAGGCTTGCACAGCCTATGAAGCAACAAAGCAGGTCGCTCCTGAAGTACGAGAAAGGCTTAAAGAGAAGTTTGGCGTTGTAATCGACGACAAGTAATAACGTAAAAGTTCAAATCAAAATAGATAAAAGAAAATGGAAAAACTTAGCATCAATCTTGCCGACTACGGCTACCAAGGCGACGGTTTTGGTCAGGGGAGTCAAGAGTCGGTAGCTCAGCTGAACAAGGCTCTTGCGGCTGAGAACATTACTGGCCGTGAGACAACTGACATGACCGATGCCAGCGGTGCTCCTTTGAAGGTCGAGTCACTTGAAAAGACCCTGAAGCATCTTACTTTCCGTGAGCAAGATATTCGTCTTTGGAAGGACATTCCTAAGAAGCCAGCTTACAACACAGTAGAAGAGTATAATCAACAGACAAGCTACGGTCAGGATACAGGCGGTTTCAATGCCGAGGGTGAACTTCCTGAGGAGGAAGACTCTATCTATGTCCGCAGAGCTCAGTTGGTTAAGTATCTTGGCGTAACCAAGTCGGTTACTCACCAGATGACTCTTGTCAACACAAGTATCGGTAACGTTATGGAACGTACCATCAAGGACGGTACTATGTGGATACTCCGCAAGCTGAACCGTTCGCTCTACTTTGGTGATGAGAAGAAGATACCTCTTGAGTTCAACGGCTTTATCGCTCAACAAGAGCAAAGCGACGCTTGGGCTGACTACAACGCATACATGACTTCTGAGCATGTCATCGATATGCGTGGTGCCGCTCTGAGTGAGGACGCTATCGAAAGTGGCGCAAACTCTATCGTTGAGAACTACGGTTTAGCAACCCAGCTTTATGCTTCTCCTGCCGTACTGAGCGACTTTGTCAAGAATTTCTACGGTAATAAGTTCATCGTGCCGAACACCCAGTCCCTCGAGAACGGTATTATGGGTCAGCACGTTCAGCGTTTTGAGTCACAGTTCGGTCCTATCGGATTGAACCACGACGTATTCTTCAAGAAGAACGCTGCAAAGACAAAGAACTCAAAGAAAACCCATGACAAGGCTCCTGAGGCTCCTACGGTGACCGTTACTGCTTCAGCTGATGCTGTAGCAAACTCTAAGTGGGGTGAAAGTGACGCAGGAACCGTATTCTACGGTGTAACAGCTGTTAACCGCTACGGTGAGTCAACGCTCGCTATCTACAACACTGGAGTTGCTATGACTAAGGGTCTGGCTGCTCAGATTAAAATCACAAAGGGTAACTCTACTCATGCTGAAACTGCTTATCGTATCTATCGTACCAAGGCAGGTGACACTGCAGACGGCAAGTTCTATCCTCTGTTCGATGTAACTCTTGACGACGTGACCCGTGGTTACGATGGTGGTGGCGCAGGTGTCATAAACGACTTGAACCGTTACCTGCCTAACTGTGACCAGGCTATCCTGACCCAGTTCGACAACGAGGTTGTAGAGTTCGCTCAGCTTGCTCCGCTGATGAAGATGGACTTGGCTATCCTGAGCCCTGCCTATCGCTTCATGATTCTTCTGTATGGAACTCCGTTCCTGTACGCACCGAAGAAGATGGTTCGTATTATCAACATCGGTCGCAAGCTCGTGTAAACGGCTCCTTGTAACAAAGTATAAATAACTTCAAAGGGACGAGACGAAATTAAGTAGTCCCGTCCCTTTTTAAGTATTAAACGTAAAAAGAAAAGCGAAATGAAAATTCAAGCAAAGCAAAAGAACATGCGCTCCGTCAATATGTCGGTGCCTGTTGACGGAGTGGTAACAATTGATGCTAATGGTCAGGTAGAGGTAAGTGATAAGGCAGCTGCACTACTGCTCACCAACCCACGAGATTGGGGCAAGGTAGAAACGGCTGCTAAGCATACGAAAATCACTAAGCCTAAAACTACTAAGGGCGACGGTAAGAAAGGCGAAGACAATGCTGAGACGGAGCCTACGCCAGCCGAGGTAGTTGAAGCAATAAAGGCTATGAACCGTGAAGAACTGGTTGAGTTCGCAAAGGCTTCAGACTATCCTGAAAGCATAATCGAAAAACTCAACGTTGAGGGCAAAGAAAAAGCATTCTCCACTTGGGTGGTAAAGATGTATCAAGACAGCCTCAATAAGTAGTTTTCTCCCATATAGATTTTTAAGTTGATAGACGATGCCCCAGTTAGTATTGAAAATTCGCTATAATAAGAATGAAGGCTTTCTGGTAAGTCCTACGGAGGTTATGGACAAATACCTTGTAGGGGTTCCGCTTTGTACACGTGACGGTCGTCGCATGCCATTATCGGCAATAAAGACGAATATTGCTGCGGCACAAAAGCGATTTGAAAACCTTTTCAGTATTCGTTTCCAACGTCAGGTCATAGCCGAAAGCAAGGATTTCAATAGAGAAGAATTCAATCGCTGGGGCTTCATCAAAGAGACGTTTCCTATTAGGTATATGGGGCGGCTCTGGGGTTATGTCAACGATGCTGTTCAGGTTCAATATCCACACGAATGGCTGTCGATAAAGAAGACTACCAATGTAGCTGTTTACCGTAACGTTTATTTGATACCTAATTCAGCGAGTCAAGAGGGGGCAAAGATGACTCAAAACTCTCTCATCTACAATGGTATCTCTCCACATTTAGGTTGGTTCGGAGCGAGACTAATCCCTAACTATTGGCGCAGTATATACGTTACAGGATGGACACCAGATGATTATCCAGAAGATCTTGCTGACCTCGTTATCAAGTTTGCATTAATCAATGTACTTGTAACTATTGGCAGTTTCTTATATGGAGTAGGAATAGGCAGTATAAGTATAAGTCTTGATGGAGTAAGTCAATCTACACCACTTAAATCAGGAAAATATGGAATTTTTACAGACCGTATCCAGTGGTATGTGGACGACATTAATAGCGTATTCGAGAACTTCAAGTATATCTACTGTGGAATAACATTTGACGTATTATAGTCATGGGAAAGAGCATACTTACAGACCATGTCGTAAAATACACTAATCCGCCAGAATATAGCAATCCTAATTTGGCGAAATATAATATTGATTGGTTCAACGAACTAATCAGTAACTTCGGTTATCACTGCACAATAGAACATGCACTACGTTGTCCCTGCGTTGACCGTAATACTGGTGCAGCCCTATCTACTTGCCACAATTGCCTCGGTAGGGGTTGGATATTTACCGACAAGCGTGATACTACGTTGATTGTGCAGGGTATGTCGAACATACGCAAGAATACAAACACAGGCGAAATCAATAGAGGTATGGCTCGTATAACAGGACGAGCAACCGACGGTAAACTCAACATCATGGATAGGATAGTTGTACTTGACCTTCAGGCGGAACATACCCAAATACTTCGCCCAACTAAATATAAGACCGAACTAAGTGCATATCCTGTTTATGAGCCTTTGGAAATTATTGATATGTTTATGTATCAGGGAGAAGATATGAAATTGCTTCCGCTTACCAAAGACCAATATACTATAAACGGTAATAAGATACTATTTTCGGAAGACCTATTGAACTTGGTAGATGTAACGGACATAAATCAAAAACAACCTGATATAGCTATCACTTGTCGTTATACCTATCATCCCGTCTATCATATAGTAGAAGCAAATAGGGAACTCATGCGTGCTCGTCAGCGTGCTTGTGGTTACGATAATAATAATCCTGGTCCGTTGATAGATATGCCTTTCAGTTATACGGCTCGTAAGGCTCACTACATCTTTGATGCACAGAAGTACGATGATGAACTCTTAGATAACGTAATGCCAGATGAATAAACAAGAATTAGAAAAGGCTCATAAAGTAGGAGATATACATCCAAACGGTAAGTGGGTTTGGAAAGAAATCAAACCTGGGAAGTTCGATTGGCGAGTTATCAAGAAAGACGCTAAGAAAAGCACTGCCACAAAGAAAACCGTAAAAGGTAGACTACTGGACGAAAGTGACCCATTCCTTTGGCAAATCAGCAATTTCGACGTAAAGCAACTCAAACAGCTTCATGCTGCAGGTAAACTTAAAAGCGGCAAAGTAAAGAACGAGCAACGCTTACAGGACCAGTTAGCTACCATAGAACGTGCAATCGAGTTGAAGAGTAACGGAGGTAGTTTTAAGACTTGGCGTGACTATATGAGTTATAACGAAGCAAAGCAATACTCCGATGAGCTAAGTGAAAAACCTGCATCGGAAATTCAAAAGGAATTAGACCGCAACATAAAGCTACGGGATAGCGCAGTGTCGAGCACGTCAACAAAACTTATTGCTCGTTCTAATGTTTGGAAGTTAGACCGCCTGCTATCAGCTAAGAATGCTGCCAACAAAGCAAATGGTTATACGGCTCCAACGGCTAATGGCGGTTCAGGTACTAAAGTTGCTCCTTCAGGAAAGTTAAGTACAACTAAGACCGATACAACGCCATTAGGTAAGCTGAAAACTGAATACCTAAGTACGATAGATAAAGACTTCGCTGACGTAATGCCGAAGAGAATGTCTGCTAAGACGGCTGAAGCTAAGTTACTTGGCAGCGTAATTGGGGACGCAGGTCGGGAACTTACAAGCACTATTCGAGGGATTAAAGATGTAACTACGGTAACGCAGCTGCGTAAGTACGATGCTCAGGTGGACGCTGTAAGGCGAAAGGCTATCGGTGCAATAGAGGACAAGATAGACATATTGGAGCACAATGCTACGTTGGCACGTGGGCGGTCGGTAAATACCTATCAAAGCGCAATACAACAACTACGTTTAGCAATAATAGCAATAAATGAGGCTATCCCGAATGGTTCATATCGTATAAAGGATGAGGCAAAAATCGAGGAACAACTCATAAAAGATGGTAAGTGGTAAAGTATGGCAGCTCTAAGCATAAAGGTTGACCTGACCGATATAGGTAAGAAGTTCAACATACCAGCTCAAACGCTTGATATGTTGACCGAAACGGCTGTAGCAGAAGTAACTGCAGCCGTATATACGGAATGGCAAAACCTTGCTAAACGAGAACTTCACAGTACGCTGCCTGAATACTTACGCAACCTAAATGTAGTTACAAAAGGGCGTTTTGCCCGTCAGATAGTTTTAGGCGGCATACTACCGACTATGCTCGAACAAGGTGCATCACCTTTTGATATGAAGGTCGGCTTTGAAAAGAGCGAGCATGTAAAATATACTATACCAGTTTACAACCGTAAAGGTAAGATGATATATCCTGGCGGAGATTGGTATTTGACAGTTCCGTTCCGTCAGGGAACTCCTGGTATAGTAGGTCAAAGTGGTTTTGCTAACGAAATGCCTACGGAAATATACAAGTTAATGGTACACCGTCCGCACGACATAGCCTTAACAAAGGCAGAAATACCGTCGCCATATGATATACCGCAGAGCCGTGCAGCTATATACGACGACAACGGTGGTCTGTTGTATGCCGAGTATGAGCACAAGGCTTCAATATATGAGGGGTTGGTAAAGAAAACTGGAGTATATGGTAAGACAACGCAGAATACCTACGTCAGTTTCCGCAGGGTAGGCAAGAACTCTGACCCACTCAGCTGGATTCACAAAGGGCTAAAGGCTTTGAGACTTGCCGATAAAGCAATAGAAAATACAGACGTAACTACGATAGTAGAAAATGAAGTCGCTGACTTCTTGAATAAGAGTTTAGGAGGACAATCATGAAAGGAATAACGGTACCAGAGGTAATAATTTGTCAGCTGCTTGAAAATATAGTAGCTTATATCCGCAAAGACCTGAACGACCATAAAGGATATGATAAGCAAACATTTTTATATAAACTTCTTGGCGTTGATGAGTACGGCTCGAAGATACAAATGAACGCTTATAACTATTTCCTTCAGGCAAAGAAGATATTTCTACGCAAGGGCAACCTGACAGTAAATTACGGCTACAATTGGGACGTTGCTAAGATAGTAGCCTTGCATATTATACTTCCATCAGAACAATATGCTATGGGTGCTATTGGCGAGGACGAAGGATACCAAAGTGAGGAAGATGCAGAAAATGAAATATATCAAGAAAAATTTACCCAATGGCTCAGTAGTAACTACCAAGTAATGATAACGTCGGAAAATATAGGCGAAATAAACGTGGTATATCACGTGCTTATGGCTATGTTATTAGCATGCGTACCTACGCTCGAACTTAATGGCTTGCGAATACCTAAGTTTTCAGGGCAGGACGTAATGTTCCAAGACGATACTATCCCTACGGGATTATTTCATAAGGTTATAAACATACAATTCCAATATGAATTGACTGTGCCTCAACTAATCGCACGTGAAGCACTGAAGAACATCTCATTTAATGGCACTCCCATTTTGTCGGGCGGCAATTGAGGTAACAATTATTAAAAATCAAAAATTCATTGTTAAATTAAAAAGTTTATGGCAACAGTAGTAAATTTTCAAGGAAAAAACTATATTGAACCTGGTGCATATGCTGCTACGACTTACACGCCATCTTCGGTGACTAATGTTGCAGAATTTGGTAACGTACTGCTCATAGACTTCGGTCTGAGCAAAAACGGTAACTATGAGTTCGCAGGAGGCAGCGGTATCAGCGGTCAATTAGCAAGCGGTTTGAAATCGGTTTACGAATTCGACGACCCGCAAGACTTTTGGGACTTCATGGGTGGCGGCTTGCTTGGCGACGTTGCGCAGAAGATTTTCAAACCTGCTACGGCTGTTGCAGGTGCGCCGAAGGTATATTATGTTCGTGCGGCAAAGACTACTCCTGCAACGTTGACTCTTGGCGGTGTAACATTTACCTGCAAGAACGAGGGTATAGTAGGTAACGGTGTAAAGAATACGACAGGAAAACTCGCCGTTGGTTACGCAGGTGAAATCGTTGCGGGTGATACTGAAGGAACTTTTAAAGTACGGTTATATCGTGGTAACTTCGAGGGAGTTGATGACGCAGGTGAGGCTTTCGGTAACTATCTTGAAGACGCTGCCGATGCTAACTTACTTGCTGAAAGCGATGACATCAAGACTCAAGCTGAACTTTATGAGTGGGCTCGTTCGACACGCAATATATTGACTCACTTCCAAATTACTAAGGGAGCTGATACAGAACTTGCTGTCACAGCGTCTCTTCAGCTTGCCTCTGGCGGTAAGACCGACTACAACGACACTAAGTTGATAGACGATGTTTTGGAAGCAGTGCAAGAACTTGACCTGAGTTTCATACTTACAACCGACGGTGGGGCAAACGGCTTATCAGCTCATAACGAGAAGATTTATGAGTATATGAAGACCGTCGCACAATGGATTGAAGTACTCTTTATCCCAGGTTATAAGGCAGACAACGATATCTTTGGTGAAGATAATAGTTCGCAAGCGATAGCAAAGCACTTCGATAGTGAGCAGGTAGTTTGTGTTCACGGAGCACCTGAGGTCACCCGCAGGGACGGTAACGGTACTAAGCAGCTTGACCCAATCTATCTGACTGCCGACGTAATAGGTCTTGCCGCAGGTGCAGCACCGCAAACTCCACTAACTTTCCGTCGGGTAGGCTACAGAAGTTTTGCGTATAGCTTGAAACGCAAAGAACGTGAAAAGGCTCTTCAGGCAGGTATTCTGCATGTGCGTAACGTAAATGGTAATTTCGTTGTTAACCAAGGTATTACAACTCTTCAGGACAACAAGAAGACTATCGCTGACGACAGTCAGTCGCTTGAGCTGTCTATCGTACTCATCAAGTCTCAGCTGAATAAGGAACTGATGAAGGATGCTCAGAACCGTTTCGTTGGCGGTAACGCTTACACGGCTTCACCTGAGGATATAAAGAACTTCACCGAGACCAAACTTCAAAGCCTAACTTGTAGTTCGGTCAACGGAGATAATCTCATCGTAAGTTGGAAAAACGTCAGCGTCAAGCGTAACAATACCGACCATAAGGTAACATATGACTTTGCGCCGAATATGCCAGTGAATAAGATATTCTTCATCGGTAACATGTTAGATTTAACGCTCTAAAGCACTATAAGAAATGGAAAAATCTATGACAGCACCGTTGGCTATCATTAAGATAGACGGTACAACGGTGGGTAAAATGAGAAATATCCGTGTAACGGAAAGCGTGCGTCGTGGTCGTGTAAGCGGTCTGGGCACCCTGACTCCGAGCGAACTTCCTGCTTTGGAGTGGTCAGGTTCTTTGAGTTGCTCGTCTTATACGCTAAACTTCAACAAGCTGGCAAACAAAATGACTCGGGGTATGTTCCGTGAAGCAGGTACGCTTGAAAGCTGGGCAAACGCTATATTGCTGCAGGAGGACGGCTTGGAAATCTCTATCCTGCGTAAGGTAAGGGATGGCGATATAGACCCAGATACAGGTTTGGTAAACACTAAGTACGAGACTTTTGCTAAGGTAACTGGCGCATTTGCTTCCCGTGAGGGTTTTGACCTTCAGGAAGGACAGGTCAGCGGCAGAGATACGGAGTTTGAGTACTTGGAACCAATACTCTACAATTTGTAACTATACCACAATTTACAATTATAAACGGTTGTAGTTGGAACGCCGAAAGTTCCGCTGCAACCGTTTTCAGTTTAAACAGTAAAAATTATGTTAGAAAAGACTAAGAAAATTTCAATCGGAAAGAAGACTTTCATTATTAAGTTTCCCAACGTCGGGCAAGTTATTGACTTAGAGAGTCTTAAAGTAGCTTTAAGCGGCAATCGCTATGGACAGATGGTTGCCACGGGGGTTCGTAACGTTTATATGGCTTTGGATATGATAGACACTATCGCATTTTTCCAGACCGTTGCACCCGAAGTAGGACAATACTACGACATAAAGGACTATGCTGCGCTCGACGTAGAACGTATGCAGCAGTTTGTCGACGTATATGTTAAACAAATCCGTCCTTGGTTTGAAGGTACGCTGAACGCAGTACAAACAGCAACATTGAAACCGACGGAAGATGAAAAATCAGACGACGTACAATGAAATCAATGCTCTTGAAAACGATGTTGAGGACTATATTTCTTCTTGGCATCGTTTTGCCGTTGACTATTGGTGGCGTAAAAAATATAACGTACCTTTCAATTCCCCGCAGCACCGTCAAGCAAACTTCATAGATATGCTGTTTGAGTTTAGGGAAGAATTAGTATTACAACGGCAACGTAATAAAGCAGAGCAAGAACGTGAAGAACGAGAAAACCGTAAGTTAGGTATCAAGAAAGATACTAAGGAAGTCATACAGCTATCACAAGAACAGATAGAGGAAGACTACGACAACTTAGACCTTTCACAGTTTGATGATAAATAATGGCAGATATAACGGTACATGTAGATGGAGTAGCAAGTCAGGGTGGTCAGCCTAATCCTCAGCCGCAACAGCAGCCTCAACCGACTATACCGCCTCAACCTACACCTCAGCCTCAGCCGTCCGCTACGGGAACAACGGGAAATGCTTCTGTGGGCACATCGCAAGCAGCTCCTCCGTCCGCACCGCTCCCTCCTTCAAATTCCCTTGTCGAAGATATTCGACGTGAAATAACACTACGAGGGGCAATGTTAGTGCCTGGAACGCAGAACTTCCAGACGCTAATGAATACGATACGTCAGCAGAAGTCAACTCAACTTGGCGACTCGGTAAGTAACTTCTGGAACGGGCAACGTGCGGATATTGACCAGGAACGTGATAAAGAAATAAAGGCTAAGACTGACGAAATTAACAAACAACGTCAGGCTCAGCTGCTTGCCGCTCCATACGCACTACATAACCAGATAAACGCTAATTTTGACCGTCAAGTCCGTAACGCACGTAACGCAATAGAACAACAGTTTGCCCCTGCCTATCAAGCGGTTGACCAACGAGAAAAAGCTGACAAGCAACATGCTGAGGAACGGCTTACACAAGCATTAGAAGAACTAAATAATCAGCTACGTGATAAGTCGGAAAATAGCTTTGTTGGGCAAATGCGAGCACGCTACGCACGTGCCGTGTACGATAGGGATACGGCTGCGTCACCTGAAGAAGCAAGGCGATATGCGGCACAGGCAAACCAAATTCAGCGAGAACTTGGTGAAGCCTTAAATCCGCAACAGCAGCAGATTAATCCTTTCGCACTTATACAACGCTCGGCTCCATATGTCGTTGGAATGCAGGCTGCTCGTATAGCTAATCAAGCAGCCGATATTTATTATGGTAATCAGAGGACAGATGTAGATATTCTTACCGCTGCAGCAGGAGGAAATCCCTATTCAGCTTTACAGCAAGATGCAGAACGACGTATGCGTAATCATTCAGCTTACTTTACCATGGGTGGTAGTGTTCTTGGTGGAGTTATAGGTGGCATTGGAGCAGCATTAGGAAGTTGGGGTATAGGTACAGCTGGCGGTGTTGCAGCAGGAGCAGCATTAGGCGGTGGTTTAGGTAGTGCTGTAGGAGAACTTTGGAATAACTTTATTGATAGCGACGATAAACAGCTTGCTGCTCGTGCTCAGATGGCACAATTAATGCAAAGTCAAGCCCAAAGAGAAATGGGTTATAATGACCTTGCTATCCTAACTTCAGGCGGTACAAACATAGCGCAACGTCGAGAGAATATGATAATTAATCCTATGGATATAATGAACCCAGATAACACTTCTGGGACTACAATTTATGACCTGGGATTAAGTGCTCCTCAATTCGCTCAAATGGCGGCTCAACGTATCAGGGCAAGAGGTTTCGGCGGTACAGAAGGAGACGCTGCAATACGACGTGCTTTCCAAAGCGAAATACTTGAACGTATATACTCGACAGGCTCAGGAGCCTTAAACTCAATGGCTCAATGGGACCGTTTTGGTGATAATCCTGGTAATTACAATCAAACGTTTGCTAACCTAATAGCTACGATGAACGCTCTTAGAACCAGAGGTTTGTCGAACGGTGATTGGGGTCGT